AAGCAGGTAAAGATGTTTCAGTAGTAGATTGGACTGAATCAAAACCAGTAGATGAAGCAATTTCACAAGCAGAAGCACAATTAGCAGTTGCAGAAGCAAGAGTAACTGAACTTAAAGCAGACATTGTAGCATATAAAGCAATTAAGGGTTAATATGGCATTACCAGCAGTACCCAATACTAATGTAGGAATGTATAATCATTTGAGAGAATCTAGCGATTGTCAAGAAACAACCAATTTAAGTTTGGCAAGTTTGTTAAATGGCGGTTCTTATGCCTATGATAATTCATTTGGTGCTGCAGGTGGACCTATGAAAGATTGTGACTTAATTGGTGGAAGTAATAATCCATTGCAGTCCACAGCAGATACAGTAAATCTATATGATGACGATATAGGGACTGCACCCTTTCATATGAGTCATACTATTGGCGGAAAATATACATAATGTTTAGTGGACCAAATGGAGCAGGTAAAGGTGACAAACCAAGAGGTATGAAAATATCTCAAAAAGAGTTCTCTGAAAGATGGGATAAAATTTTTAACAAAAACAAAAAAAAGGACAGTAAAAATGGCAACAGAAGTAAGTAAAGATAGCAAGTTTACATTAAGTCTGGAAACAGGTGTTAGTATTCTAGTTACTGTAGGTATGATTATTGGTATGTGGTTTACTCTTCAAGCTGACATTGAAGAAGCAAAAGAATTACCTAAACCTGAAGTAAGTCGTACAGAATATGATTTAAAAGACCAAATGATTAGAAACACTATCATTGAAACACAAAAAGATGTGACTGAGGTAAAAGAAACACAAAAAGAAATGCGTGATGATGTTAAAAATATTGAACGTATGATGATGGCAAAGTGAGGTATAGAGATGAGATGTTTATATGGTATTGCATATTTGGTTGGTATCTGTTTATCATTATCACCCTTATATGCTCAAAGTAGTTTAAAAGATTTACAACAAGTCCAATTATTAAGTCAAGATGGTTGTGTAATAGTTCAAGTGAATGCAGATTGGAATTATAGTGCTTCTATTGATTTAGGAGATTTTGATGACTGTGAGTGGTTTAATGCAAGTATAGACAATAAAGAATATGGTGCTGTATTAGCAAGTGAATGGAAGATAGTATCAGTTCCAACAATTATTATGTTTGAATATGGTAAAGAGATTAAAAGATTTGAAGCAGGTTTATCGTTTAACCTTAATAAAGAAGAAATCATCAAAAAAATAAACGAAGAGATAGATGCAATAATGTTAAGGAGATTTCAATGAGAAAATTATTATGTAGTTTATTATTGTTAGGTTCAATATATGCACAAGACTTTTTTAAGTTTAGTACAATATATGGAGCTTATAATTTTAGTAGTCCAATAACAAAGGAATTACAATATCAAGTATCTGGTGGTCAATTACAGGAGTTACAAGAAGAGTTAGATGACCATACAGTTACGACCTTTGGTATTCGTAAACTCGCAAGGTTCGGATATGAGAACAAAAGCGAAGTTTGGTATTCAGGAACAGAGGCTAGCATTAATGAAAGTGCTGCTATTGGTAATGTTCCTACAGGTTGGGAATATGTGATTGAATATTCAGACCATAAAGAGTTTGAAGAAGAGTTTACGAATAAACAATTTATGCTTAGATATATGGGTGAACACTTTATTGGAAAAGCTAACTACGATTATCGTGGATTAGAAGATGTAGAGTTCGCAGCTGTAGATATGAGATATAAGAAAGACATTGGTAATCTTGCATTATCATTAGGAGTTGCAGGTCGTTCACATCCAGCATATTTAGATTTCCTACCTATTGATTTATGGTGGAACGAACAGGGAATTGATATTAGTGAATCTACTCCATTCTGGTTATTTGCATATGAATATGGCTATAGCGATGAATGGACACAGCAATTTACTCAATATGGATATTCTTATTATGACTGGAAATGGTATGATGCAGAAGGTAATCTAGTAGCAAATACAGATGATATGTTCTATAAACAGGTCTATGGAGTAATTGTTAAAGATTATAATGAAGAGTATGCAAAAGACCTTGGTTATCAGAATGAATTAAGCTTATCAGTAGGTGCTGATTATTATAAATATACACCTAAGAATTGGTTTCACTTTTGGAGCACAGCATATCCAGTAACAAAGGGTATGTCTGACTATTCATTTAATTATGAAGTAGCAGAAAATGGAATGGACTATGACCTAGGATTGGTTTATGGTTGGAAAATAAGTAACAAGTTTGGAATATTTTTAGAAGGTCGTTATTTTAATATGTACGACGTACAAAGTTATGAGTCCAAAGTTGGATTTAATTGGTTAATATATTAGGAGATAGTATGAAAATATTTATAATAGGAATGTTATGTGGATTAGCTCTTCATTGGGCTGTATGTAAATATGGTGGTTGCTTAAATGGATGCGACTGCACTGAATGGAAAGGTTTAAAATAATGCCAAAACTAGATTTAGTAACAAACATAATTGATAAAGTAGCTGGTCACGTAGATAAGTTTACTTTAGACAAACAAGAGAAAGCTGAATTAATTGCAGAAATTAATAAAGCTCAAATGGAAGTAAATAAAGTAGAAGCTGGACATACGTCTATGTTTGTAGCGGGCTGGAGGCCCTTTACAGGCTGGATTTGTGCTTCAGCGATGGCATATCATTATATATTACAACCTTTATTAACATTTGTTTTATATAGCTTTGGTAACGAAATAATATTGCCAACATTTGATATGGGAACTTTAACAACAGTATTACTTGGGATGCTTGGTCTCGGAGGAATGCGTAGTTTTGAAAAGGTGAAAAGAAGTGCCTAAAGTTTCAATACCATTAAGTAGATTTGAAGGCGGGCTAAATAATAGAGACGCAGCGAGAGATATTGGCGACAACTTTCTTTCTGAAGCTACTAATGTAGATGTAAGTTCTGTTGGTAGAATAAGAACTCTTGGAGAGTTTAAGAACCTTGACCCGTCTATAACTAGCAATGTAGATAATCATCAACCGGGATATGGGCTATTTAAAATTAATGTAGATGGTCCTCCAGAAGCTAGTGGAACAACAACCACTGGAGAACATTTAGTTTATGTAAATGGAGATGCAGAAGTTTATGTTGGTCCAACATCAAATGCTTTAGCGGCGTGGCATAGTACTGACTTAGGCAGTGTTTCTACTTGTAAGCCAGTATTTTATTATGCAGACGGCGGATTAAGAATAGCAGATTCTGTATTAGGCAATGCTTCTGAAACTGTAGCTTTACAAAGATTGGTAAGGAGCGCAAATGGATATGCAGCTCTTACAGAAAGAATGGATTTAATTAACGATGGATTTGCTGGACCTGTAAATGCAGATTTTGAAGACAGTGACTCTAAAGATTGTGTGGCTGCAGCTAGTGGAGCAGAAGACGGAGAAAACCCTAGTTCTGACTTTCTAGTACAAACACTACCTAGTGGAACAGATGGACTATGGCCTGCAAGTACTTATACTTTTGGAGTTAGTTATGTATATTATGGTAATCAAGAATCTAAAATATCTACAGGATTGACTAATATATCAGCAGACGGAACTATTACATTAACAGATGGACAGTTTCCAAACATTAGTGTTTCTATAGGAGACGGAGATGTTAAGTTAGCTGAAATACAAGGAATGAGAATATACTTGAGAGATATTAATAATCCTGATGATGAGTTTACTTTATTGTTAGATATAGATTTTGAACAAGGTTCTAGAATATCTTTAGCTGACGACTTTGACGCTCTTGTAGATGGAAGTGGATTTGATGTAACAAGCGATGCTAAAAATATAAATGCTGACAACAGAGCTTATGCTGTTAAGCAACCAGGTCTTGATACTTATGCTACTATTAATGGATATTCTTCAGACGAAAAAGAAATATCATTTAACGGTAACACAGCTTATGGTTACAAAACTGCGGTTGTAGCTAATCAAAGAGCTTTTGTTGGAAATATAGATTATGTAGACTCTGAAGGTAGAACAAAAGTTATGGGAGATAGAATACAATATACTCCCGTAAGAAAGTATGACCTGTTCCCACAAAGTTTTTATTTAGATATTGGAACAAATGACGGAGACGAGGTTATTAAACTAGCAGAGTTTCAAGATAAGTTGTTTGTATTTAAAAAAGAAAAATTATTTGTAATTAATATAGCTTCAGGTTCTGATGCTGGTTGGTATGTAGAAGCAGAATTGGAAAACAGAGGAGTTCATTCTCCTGGAGCCGTATGTAAATCAGATTTAGGTTTAGTTTGGGTAAATGAACACGGAATGTTTAGTTATGATGATAAGATACAAAAGATATCTTCTACTATAGACGATACAACTTGGCAAACAAATATAACTGCAGCAACAGCTGTTGTTGGTTTTGTTCCTAAGAAAAATCAAATTTTAGTTGTAGGAGATACTAATGATACAAGCCCTGTAGGATACTTGTATGACATACAAACAAAGTCTATTGTAAATCTTAATAGCACTAGTGTTTTAGAGGG